ACAGCATCAAACTGTGTGAAGAATTTTTTAGGCATTGTATAAAGAGATTGCCATGTGGAAATAGTTATAGCCTTATCTGTTTCTTTTTCTTTACCCTGATAAATCTTATGTACATAATCATCCACATTCCATCCATTTGTTTCTGAATAGTCTTTAAAGTCAGATGATAACTGTTCAACAAGGGAAATAGTAGGAACAATGATGAGTATTTTCTTGCAAGATGATTGCAACAAATATCTAATCAACAAATAAATGATAAGAGATTTACCTGATGCGGTAGGAGATAGTAGTAATGCGCGGCGTGTCCGAATAGCATGAACAAATGCTTCTATCTGGTAATCACGCGGATCATGCTTTGGGTTTAAAGATTCAATAAAAGACTTAGCTTCACTTAGCGAAAACTCCTCATCATATGCTTCGTTCTCATATTCCCACTCATAATTGCGAGATTGACAAAACTTTACAATTTCTGGTACAAGTCCACGATAGATTAGATGTGTTCGTACATCATACAATCTTATCTTGCCATCCCACAGACGAGCTTTATATTGTGGAGTAAATTGATAACCGGGGACATGAAATGTAAAATGTTCACGAAGTTCATAACCAACACCATCATCACAGTCAATTCTTACATAGACTTCATCTTTATTATTAATAACAATCTTATCCGCCACTTGTAAACTTTTCCCAATCAATGAATGACTTTAACTGCCAGGTGCGATTATTTAGTTCTTTTAAAACCGACTGGCAAAAAGCCACAATTTCTTCCTGCATCACTTTCTTGAGAAGAATGTTGTTGAGTTCAGTATCAGAGTCGAGATATGTTGGAATGTCCGAACGAAGGATTTTCTTTGGGTTTGGATCAAGCCCGTACTTTTCGAGGTCTTCTGGATTGTTGAGGTCGCCATTATAATATTCCCACTTGATCTTTCTAATTTTATGATATTCCGCAGTCTGCTTTTTAGCTAATAGATTATGATGCGTTAGAATACGCAGGTACTTGGCATGTAGTGTAGGAATACGAGCAAGTTCGCGTGATGGTTCAGTTTCATCAACTGGAGCATCCTTAGACCATTCTTCCATAAGTGATTCGACATTGACAGGCGGTTTCATGCAGACTCCATAATAAAAATGTAATATATTATAGCAGGAAATTATACTCTGTCAATCTCAAAATAATCGTAACGGAAAGAAATATCTAACACTGGAACAACATCAGCATTGTCTGTCGTGGCAAACTGAATTGATCCCACTGATGTAGGAAAACAATTTTTAAATTTGATTCGAAGATTTGGATTGTTTGCGTTTGTATTGAGTGTAAGAATAGCATCATAAAACTTTGATGGAAATTTATTTTTGAATTGTCCAAATTGTACAGGATTGGCTAGATATACCATCCACTGATATGTTTCTTCCCATACGCGAATATCTTCATCAACTAATGAAGTGATAGTAAGAGGATCAAAATTTACTTTTGAACCAAATTTATATGTATCATTAAACAATGTTGTTTGTACAATCTCATTCGTAGATATTCCAGGCAATTGTACAGTCTGACAAAAGTATTTCAGAAATGGCAATTGCGGAATAACAAAGGTAAACTTTGTTGTTTGTAATAGACTTAGATTTTCTGGAATTTGAGATAATAATTCGTTTGCCATTGTTTTCTCCTATCGCATATATTTATCAAAATAAAAAGGGCGGAGTTTCCCCCGCCCAGTTTATGCTTCGTTTCTTCTTATTATTACATAAGGTTACGAATACGGAAGATGCGATAGTAAACGTTAGAACGTGTATTAAGCGCACCAAGACCCTTTGTAAGACCTTCAGCGAATGGATTTGCGACCATGCCGTAGCGTGTCTTGAATCCAATCTTTGGCTGGAATGTGTCTTGACCGATAGCACGAACCATCTGTAGTGGTACGTATGGGCAATAGAATAGACCAGCGTCATAAGGAGAAGTACCCTTATAACCTACGCAAGCAAGTTCGTCACCGTTTGAAGAACCACCGAAGTATGGATCGATATAGACCTTAATACGACCATGGAGAGTACCAGCAAATGTGTTGCCAGTGTCATCAACAGTTAGATTTGCCTGTAGAGCAGGTGCATAGTCAAGTACGCCAGCCATTGCGAGAGCAGATGCAACGTCAGATGAAACGATCATGACGTTACCCTTGCCACGGCGGGTTTCCTTAGCGATAGCGTTAGCTTCACGCTCAATCTGGAATACTAGACCCTTGAACTTCTCAACTGACCAACGGCCATTTGAGTCGGTATCAAGATCGAATGTACCAGCGTTTGTTGTACCATACTGTGCGCCTGTCTTAGCAGAGCGATAGATTGTACGGATAACTTCACGGTTGATTTCAGCAAGAATTTCTGTGGACAGAATATTTGCCAACTCTGTTTCAGCATCAAGACCATGAACAGCCTTAAGATCCTGAGCAAGTTCCATTGTGTATTCTGCCTTTAGCGCACGGCTACGAGCAGTTACAGTTACCTTCTCAATTGAGAAAGCCATTTCAGCAAATGCATTGCCTGGTGTACCATCACCGAGAGCTTCTGCTTCTGCTGTTGACATGCCGGTAGCAATACCGTATGCGCTGTCAACGGCAAGATCGAATACTGGGTTTGTGTTAGCATAGCCAGTTGTAATGTTACCTACGCCTGTGTTACCGCCAGCGTTTGTAGAAGAAAATGCTGTGTTAACTTCGTTGTAGAATGTTTCACTACCAGTCTGTGACTTATAACGTGAACGCATTGCAAAGATCAAGCCTGTTGGGCCTGTCATTGGCTGAACGCCAGCAATGTCATAAGCAATAAGATTTGGAAGAGCGCGGCGAACCAATGAGATAAGGATTGGATCGTAAGCAGCAACAGAAGAGTTACCACCAGCAGCCTGACCAAGACCACCACCGTAGTTTGTTGGTGCTGATTCGTTTAGGATGCGGCCTTCTTCTGCCATAGCCTTTTCTTGGTTCTCAAGAATAACGGCTGTAACTGCGCGGCGGTATGGATCCTTAATGGTTCCTGCGCCTTCGTGATCAAGAACTGGTGACCACTTCTGTTCTAATTGTTCAGTAAGATACATCTTTTTATTCTCCTTTAAAGAACTTTTTATTATTTATTATACTAATTACTTTGGAAGTGATCTACCAAGGACCTTAACATATGCCGACATTGGTCCCTGTAGTTCTTCCGAAATCATGCCTTTACCATCAGAGTTTGATTCAACGCTATCAAGAACGTTTGAAGTTCTTACTCCATTTGATGGGAAATAATTTTCACGAATTGTCATTACCTTTTGAGCGAACTCATCAGCATCGGTAAATTCAATTCCCTCAGAAAGAGACTTAAGCTTTTCAGCCTGAGTTGATGTTAGACCTTCTGTAAGGTCATTAATTACTTCAACCTTCTTGCTTTCTGATAGCATCTTGTTAAGAGCAACATTGCGCTCAATTTCTTCGTTAAGTTTGGACTCAAGTTCTTCAACCTTATCGCCAAGAGCTTCAACGACTGAAACCTTATCATCTGGAATATCAATATAGTTCTCAGCGAACAACTGACGGAGACCAGAAATAAAATCTTCTGTTAGTTCTGTGCGTAGACCAGACTCGATTGCAATTTCATTTTCTGCAACCCACTGTTCAACAACATAGTTAAGATAATCATCAACGTTTGAAGATAGTTCTTCTTGAATTGAATTGATTTCTTCCTCAAGTGTTTCTGCAAAAGCCTGTTCCATAACAGCAATTTCTTCTTCAACCTTCTGCTTAACAGCAGCTTCGAAGATTGTAAGAGCCTTAGCCTTAAATTCTTCGGAAAGGTCTTCGCCATGGAATAGAGCTTCAACGTGTTCAGCCATATCAACTTCGTATTCGCTTTCTTCATTTACAAATTCAAAGTTTTCTTCAATAGCTTGAACGATTTCATCTTCAGAATAACCTTCAGCAACAAGAGCATCGATGAATTGAGCAAGTTCTTCGTCAAGTTCAACTTCTTCGTCCAACTTCTTGGACTTCTTTGAACCTTCCTCTTCTTCTTCCTCTTCTTCCTCTTCTTCTTCGTGCTTCTTGGCTTCTTCTAGCTCTTCCTCTTCTTCTTCCTTAGAGCCTTTACGCTTCTTCTTAAGCATAGCCATAAACTTAGACTTCTTTGATTCCTCAGCGACTACTTCGCCTTCAGTCTCATCTTCTTCCATAACTTCTGTTGGCTTGCCTTTAGATGGCTCTGCTGCAACAGATGACTTAGAAGACTTACTTGTGTCCTTGCTTACCTTGCCAGCAGCCTTAGCGGATGGAGGAACATCGCCTTGCTTTGTTAGGGCTGGACCAAGGTCTTCTACCTTGTCAAACTCACTAACAGGTGTTGCATCAGGATTAGAATGACGACCAACAACAGTCTTAGAATTTGGCTTAAGTGTAGCTAAATTTGGATTGGAACTTTTAGCATCGCGGTCTGGGCTGCCTGCACCATTTGGGCTGACAGAAGGATAATTTTCCTTCATCAAAACCGCCTTTGCTGTTTCAGTTAGAGATGCCATATTTGAATACTCCTTTATTTCTTAATTATTTATAAAACTTAAAGTTTTGACATGAAATTTTCAAAAAGTCTTAAAGCAACATTTTCTATATCATGTCTTGATGCCTCTTGAATTTGCCTTTTTGCATTGTAATAGTCAACTTCTTTCCATCCTGTATCATCAAGAATCCACTCTTTACCTTCCATAATGCCTCTTACGAACGCATCTGGAGCTGATGGATCTGCTACAATATCAGCCGCTGTGGCCAATTTGAAATCAGGCTGAACAAGTTGATATCCATTGTGTGGCTTAAGAGACCCTACGCCTCTTGTTGAAACGCCAAGTGTGGCGCCGCCGTCTAACAGACTTTTCACAATCTTGCCATTAGGAGTATCCAGAATCTTTGCCTTACCGACAAAGTTATGTCCATCTGGAGTCAGTTTTGTAATCATGTGAGACACACGATCCAAATTGATTTGTGGTGAATCAGGATGCCCAAGTTCACCAAAAGCTCTGTTCTTACCAACATATTCTCTGTTGTATCTATCAACTTCTTTAGCTAGAACATCATGGGGATATACACGACCATTACGGTTCTGCTTTTCGGCTTGCATGAATACTCCCTCAAGGAAATATTGCTTTGCGCCAGTCTTTTTGTCTTCCTCTACAAGATAGCGAACATCTTGTACTTCTTCTGCTATAAGCTTCATTGTGGTAGTCCTAATGCTGTTCTTTTTCTTAATGATCTTTGTCTTTTAATTAAAGCTCTTTGAAGCTTTGCTCTGCGTTTAATTTTACCGCGTCTTTGACCTAATCTGCGTTTGCGTCTTTCCATTGGTGACATTTTTTTAAGCTGCCCACCACGCATTGTATAACCTGGAACGTTTGAAACTCTTTTACGGCGTTGTACTTTACCGGCACGAATACGAGCCTTAACAATCTTAATGCGTGCTTCATCTAGTTCTTCTTCAGAAACATTTTCTTCTTTAATAGATTTCCAACGCTTAACTTGTGTGCCACACTTGGTACAATGAAGAACTCCATACATATCATCATGTTGTGACGTTTCTTGATACTTA